ACGAAGAGGCAGTGAGGCCCAGTCCTCGCAGCAAGCCCCAACAGCGTTGGCCTCCCCCTGCCCGATCCTTCCAAGCTCCACCATCGCCTTATCATTGGCGTCTTTCTTGGATACGTAAGAGACGAACCTGCCTTCCTCTATACATACCTGTTCCTTGGATCCCTTACCGCTTACGCAATTGTTCTTGATAAACTCATCGCATACCTGATCATTATACCATACAGCCGGTATTATGTCGGCATATGTGTTGGCGTAATCCTGACCGTTGGCATTGACATCATCCTCAGCCTTACTATCAGCCTCCTCCTGCGTATCGCCAAAATAAACATCGGCCGGGACCCGGTAGTCAACAGAGCCGCCCACGTACCCGGCAGGCGGGTTGTTTCTGGTGAACGTCCGTACTATTTCTTTATTACCGTATACCATTATGATTCACTTTGTCACAAAGATACAATTTAAAATCAAATTACAAAGGAAGAGCCTTTTTGCTTCTCAAAACCTTATATAGATAATCTCTTAATTGCTCCTCGGTAGTTATATATCCAAACTCAATCATCTTAGCTATATCAATCTCCAGCTCCATCAACTCCTTAGCCTTGGCCTCCTCGCCAACGGAATTTCTTATCATAGTCTCATGAAGACCGTAAACTATTATATTCAAAGATCTAGCTAAATCCTGTATTTTATCTTTAAACCTTGATGAGTCCACGATTTTAGATAAAGCGGAAGACATTCTCTTATAAGCATCACCGGCCTTATCCCTATAATCTATAAGCTGGTCATGAACAAATCTGATAACTTGAACCTCAAACCTCGGATTTATCCACATAGCGAACTTGATAAACAGAAATGGATGCATCCACACCTGTTTCTTAGGTCTTCCTGATTTACCTGGTTCTTTTACAGTAGATCTCTTAACTAATTGATTATCAATTTTTGGGCATTTTTGCCCAAAACTATCAACAGACAATTCCTCTAATAACGCATCAATAAATTCCTTCGTTTTAGATGATGACAAAAATACATCCATCTTCCTTTGTTCATTACCTTCTAAAGAGTTCCATTGTCTCACTAATTCATATGCTTCGAAATAACCATCACTAGTTCTTTGAAAAACGTTAAAATCACCCATTTTTCTCGGCAAAACATTAACCGTCTTCATTTTTTAGTCTAATTTTGAGATTAATAATTAAATAGTTTATGTCCGCTCCCTCGTGAGAGTCGGCGGACATACAAAAATAGCCAATTGGTGTGACAAACACAATCCAATTGGCTATTTTTAATATCCTAAAATCAGGACATTAATTACCCATTACAAATCTTATCCTCCAAAGCATAAAGAACTTTCGCTACGGTCTTATCACCACTTACCTTCACGCAAGACTCACCAAGATCGCGGACATCTATAGCCTCCCTGATACGGGTTAGCTCTTCGTATATCTCCTCTATCACGTCAGAGATCATAACACACTCATCAGAGTCCTTATATTTTGACCACTCTGGGAGATCACCCTCGTAAGGCACGCAAGTGGACGGAGTTATATGTGAACAGCTATATTTTTTCATGCCAGTAACTTATTAACACGTTCCTTTAACGATCTTACCTCATCCGGGCATAACCCGCAATCATTATCGCATAATGACCTTTGCAGACGAATTATCTTCCCCCAATAAGATACATCAGGCTTGTCCCCGATCCTGTACCTGTGGAACCTCATGTATCTACCCCACTGGCAAGATAACCATTCATCTACGACCTTACATAGATCTATCCTATCAAGGTTTGATATACTTTGCGCGCCCATCCAGAATCTCCTTTCTCATTTCTTGTACCTCCTCGTCAGGCGGGCATCCATATGGCAGGTTCTTGATCCACTCACGGATCTTCTTCTGCATGTTGAGATAGACGATACCCACGTCACCTATGGTACGGGTCTGTTTGTATATGCTCACCACGTCACGCTCCATGGTCTTCAACGGATCGAGCATGACCATACAACCGGCGGTGCTCCTAGAAGCGTATTCCCTATCACTAATAACGGTGGAAGAAACACGATTCATCATGCTTCTCTCAATTCTTTCCCTCTCGGCCTTTAACGCCTTTTCCTTACAAGTATTACAACCCACGACTAAATATTTTTATGTTCAACAATCCACGCAATTAGTAGCCATCTCAAGAAGCTCTCCGACACGATCAATGATCTCATGAGCCGCCTCTATATTATCCAACCTGACGTTAGCCTCCGCTACAGCCATAAGCGTCTCCATCTCCTGTATCTTATTTATAAGATCCTTATCCTTGTCCTCGCATAGGATATCAGTCTTAATCCATAGCCGATCAAGACGTCTGCGTATAAGATCCGTCTTAAGATACTTGCGACTGAAGTTGTAAGCAGAAGGGCTACCTATGATCTTGATATCATATATACCATCAGGTAGATCAAGGTACTTGACATTACAATCATCGTAATTAAAGCAATTGAGGCCTAATGTTAGGCTAGTAAAGGTATTGACCTGATTCTTGCCAAGGAACAACGTAACGGGGTCGGACATGCCCGGCGTAGTGATCTCGATAATCGCCTTCCTGTCCTCCAGTAGCCCCCACTCGGACTCATCCAGAACCTGCAACACCTTGGGATCACGTGTCTCTAGCACCTGAAATGACAGCCGAATATCATTCATATTAACCTTCTTATCGTACCGGCATAAGCTATCGTCATAACGGGCTTGCATATCAAGATCCGGGATATCGGTATAATATGTCTTAACCTCATGACCGTTGATAAACACCGATGTTATCTGACAAACATGAGACCTAGCGACATCAAAAAACACCATCCTTACATTACCCTCATAATCGACTCCCGATGTCGGGTATGTCAATATCTGGGTATTATACTCACCATCGTTACGCCTAGCTACGACAGTAATTACGATAGGCTTCTCTATATCGTAATCATCCATGATAATCCTAGCGGCAAACTTATCATGAATTATCTTCGGTATGATATTGATCTGATTCATCTTAGTATCTTTTTCACAAAGATACTAATTTGATCGATAAAACAAACGAGGCTATAAGATAAGAGCATCAAGAAGATCCTGCTCGCTTAGAATTATACCTCCATTGATAGCCATAGACATAGCTAAATAAAGACATAAGCATGTGAGATCATATCTAAGCATTCTACTCCTAAGAGACACGATAAACTTTTTGAGGTCAGGATTATCCCCAGCCAAAGACATATAGCCGCTAAAAAGGAACGTATTGTATATAGGATCGGATGTAGATGATTTGATATCGCTGTAAGACATACCACAAATATCTACCCACAATCTTATAGATTTGACGACTATCTCCTTTACGAGAGACTTATTCAACAAACATCCGAATCTGACCAAAGCCACTATATCTCCCCACTTCTGATCGGATATCTCTTTAATAACATACATCGACCCATTCAAAGGATCTTTTACGACAGATGACAGTATATTCTTACATCCAATGGAATCCGATAGCTCTTGGATATTAAACATATTATTATCGTGGTTAAATACGATGGACATATCTCCACCTCTTATGATACTAAAGCTACTCATCACGAATCCTCCACAAAAGAATTAATATCAAAACAGTCATCATAAGAGCATAGGCCAGGCTCATATCCTTCCTTGCCATCCTCTATGTCAGAAATAGCTCTATCAGCAATAGATCTTAACTCTAATAGACTTACACCTAAAAAATCTAAGGCCTCTTTCAAGTACTTATATAAGGACGAGGTTTTAACTTCCTTAAACCCCTCGTGAATCAAATGACTATTGAATATACTGAAAAGAACTTTATCATTCCTACCGTCAAACCTTTTACCATTGTTTTTAAGACTACCATCAGAGTCAATCATCTTCCTTATCTTACTCGCAGATCTGGTATTTATGATATTCACCATAATCATAACTTTGTAGTCAACAGCGGCTCTTCTAGCTTTATTAGCCCTCCCCTTTGAACTTACAGGTGCATTGTCCTCGCCGCCAATATACCTGAACTTAGCCTTGCCTACAAAGCATGATGGATAAACCTTGCGAATATTCCACTTATAATTATAATCACCGATTGATCTCATGATCGACAACTCGCTATCAACTACCATCGATATCATCTTATAAGCCTTCTCAAAACACTTAAACGATCCTACATACTCATAGATAAACCGGTACGTCATACCTAGCTTAAAATCTTTATCAGATATCCTATTAAACACTATAGCTCTATCAAAGTTGATGATAATAGCCATAATAATCTTAAGCCTAAAGTAGGGAGGTATATAAATATCATCAGGACTGATGTTCCTAGGATTAGCCGTGGTATAATCAGCGCCAGCGAAAGTATCTCTACGTTTCTTGAAATTACGCGGATATATAGGCTGACCTTTAGATAGCTTAATGCAAGTACGCCCCTCATCTACCTGCTTCTTCTCAGCCTCGGTATACACCGGAAATCCCTTTATCATAGAAGAGCATTTCCTTATATAATTCAAGTCGAAATTCATATTGTTCATATTTTGTCCACTTCAAATATAAGCAAAATATAAGACCTTTAAAAGAATAAGATAAATTAATCTTCCCATATATCACCATTATTATTTCATTAATAACATAACTTGATGAAACACAGTTGTCCATTTTGTGACATGTGTAATAAGAAGCTTCGCCTCTTTCTGAAGCAAATCTCATTATAAAGCATTCCTTTATTTAATTCTTACCAATTTCTAATTAATAACCCCATTAATGAAATGATGTTAGCTAACGCCTTTTATTATCTAAAGTAGACATCCAAAAAACATTAATTTAAAAATGAGTAGTATGTTGGCAGATAAAGATCTTAATAATCCCACTCAAGACTCTTTATGATTGTATTATTGAGATATTTACTATATCCTTACATTCGATCTTATTTGGCAGATGACTACTATCTTTAAACATAATGATCCTATATGTTTACTTCTTTTCTGCGCTAAAGCGTGAAGTGCCAAAGGGAATCGGCAGGGTTGGTCGTGAGTCGCTCCGCTCCTGGCCGGCCATGGGAGGCAGCCACCAGCCCCACGCCATGACGCCGCCACCTTGTTTATTGGCTTCCAGCAAGAGTCACCTAAAAACAATACTTGTCTATACAATTATCTCTACGGTTCCAGAAGTTAAATAAGAACTATTTGGCTTTAAGGAAAGTTGTTAGTTAAAAAGATGGTCAATTAAGTTATCTGGTCAAATAAAATCTTTATATTCGCGTCACGGTCGGTTGGATGAGTGGTTTAGTCGGTGGTCTGCAAAACCATATACCCAGGTTCGAATCCGGGACTGACCTCTATGATATTTGCATATTCTTTAAAAACTAATTAGATAAGGGACGGTGAGAGATCATAGTCCCTTTTTATTTAGGAGGATCAAAATCAGACGTCCATCTAGCTACATCACTTATCCTAAAATTATCTATCACAAAAGAAGCTCTATTACTACCATCCCTTTGTCTATTAAAATCTATATTACTATATCTCAATGAAATATTAGAGCATGGGAATGAAACAGACCGTTTGCCATCGACAAAACCATATAATGTATAATTAACCCTAACCATAGCTATATGATACCACCTACCAATAATAGCATCAGATGCTTTACCTCCATACGCTCCTCTACGAGTAGCAAAAAACAAACCTAAATCACCAGCATCACCAGCTATACCAAAATAAAAAATACCATTATACCATTCATGGCCAACAGAACAAGCGTTAATAACGACTAATGGTTTATACCAAAAATCAATGGTAAATGGATCTCCATCACCAAATAGATCAGGTGACAATGTACTAGATGTATTAATCATCCCATAAGAATTAGACGTATTTGTGTATTTATATCCAGTTCTTATAGAATCGGTAACAAACTCTCCTCCCTTGATCTCTAAACCATCCTCGATATTAGGGGGGGGGTATCCATCAACCTTAAAATCATTGTCAAATCTCATCAAGAATCTTGTGTGTTGATCGACAAGGGCATCACTTCCATTATTCAACATTCTTCTTCTCATAAAACCTTTATCTTTTTAAATATATACACCAATACCAACAATATCATCAAGATACCAGCTACTATCCACACTATAGGCCATCTTGATCCCTTCTTATCATCTACATCCTTAGATTTGATATCTATCTTATTGTCCAAATCCTTTATATCATTCCTCGTCTTATTGACTCCAACGGAATCGGCCGTCACCGTGCTGTCCCGCCGGCCGATGACGATATGAGCGTCCGTCTGGGAGGACACGGGTCGCTCCCCAGTGGATGGATCCACCTCCTTCGTAGTATCGAATTTCCTCTCAGTTATGACAATATCAGCATTAAGATCAGATGTCCTGATCTCTACGATCTTCCGGTCCATGACCTCATCTATCATCGTCTCTATCCTGCTTATCAAACGATTATCTATAGACGTGTCGCTAACCTGCCTCCTGCTTCCACAAGAGGACAGGAATAGCGACAGACCTAAACAAACAATCGCCCTAAGACTTATCCTTAACCTCATCATCGGCAATTCTCCTTATATCGTCAAACGTCTCATCAGGTATGTTCTTGGAAAAACTAAACATCTTGAATACGTTTATCCTCTTAAACACGGCCTTGAATACCTTAACCAAATAAGCGTCAGCGAAAGCATCCCCTATGGTATTCAAGAAAAGCATGACATATCCCACAAGAGCTATATACACACCATATTTGGTTACGGCAAGTATCATACTAGCCTCCTCCTCGATCGGGTATAACGTCTTATATATAACACATAATGTCATTACTATAAAACAAGACAAAGCGAACTCCTTAAGAATATCAGTAAACCTGACCTCCCTAAACCATCTCTTAAAACTAAACCGTCTTCTACGACTTCGTCGGAGCTTCCAGCCTCTTACGCTTTGCGCTAACCTAGCCAAGAAATTCGCTATTAATACTATAAGTAATACGGTCAATAAATGATGCACTGGCTGGAAATAAGCCCAACAAGAGGCACCATACGCAAGCGCAATATTCCACAAAGCCCCCACTCGCTCTATCATGTCTTTGCCTTTCATTTTATACCTTACTCGCAAAGTTAACTACTATACCGTTAAGTCCCTAAAACACCACGGCATGTATACCGTTCCTCGTGTCAAGACTATCAAAATGCAACCAATTCACCTTACCCTCAAGCCTAAAAGGATATGGAAGCATATCCTGATGATCTAAAATCAAACCTCTGGCTTGTTCCGCCGTCATCGACTTGACATCGAAATCACCGGCCTTACCCAATACATGAGCGGATAAATAAACATCCTTCTTATCCTTGACTATCTGGCAGATGTTGCATCTAAGACCACGCTGGGAAAACTGTCCTTGCTTATCCCAGTTATTACAATACATAGGCTGTTTGATTATATCCCTCCGTAATATAAGTAAATTATGGAGAAACTCTGTGTCAAGGAACTGCCACGATCTTTCCTTCCACTTATTGTAAGTATGAGGACACACCAATTCAACTATATCAAAATAAGAACCTAGTTCTCTTATAATATCATATCTATTCATAGTTGTAAATTTTATAGTAAAACATAGTAAACTACTCAATTATAGACGCTTCATCGGGACTCGTAACCTAATCCCTCGACGTCCGATTACAAAGGATGTCAACTCCCACCCTCTTGATATTTATGGCGGCATTAAGATCCCTATCAATCTCGATACCGCAATTCTCACAGATAAAAGTCCTGTCCGACAAAGTCAAGTCATCCTTCTTCCAACCACAGCCACTACAGGTCTTGGAGGAAGGATAGTTCCATTCAGTACACCACCTCCGTTGCCGCCACTCCCGGCATTATATACATCGGAATATTCTCCATTAAGACCTCCGGCGACCAACGCGAACTCAACCTCATAGACCCCATCAGGAACCGACCAATATCCATTATCCTGAGGAGATAATTCCTCGAATACCTCTATTACCTTCCTTTTGGGTAACATCCTTCTTCTCATCATAAGGCAAATAGGATTTTACCCCCCCCCATTTATATTTTAAAATACTCATATTAAGCATATTATTCAGGTTTTATCGTCCATTTCTGGGCGTAATTATTTTTTAATACATATATTTTCTCCATAGGCGTATCGGGAGATCCGTTGGACTGACCTTTCACGAATCCCTCTGGGGCCTGCTCCGTGCCGGAAGGACGCTGGTTTTCGGTTGGATAAATAGCATTATACATGCTTACCGAAAGACTATAGAACTGGTTCCTCTTCCCATCCTTAGCCACGGATGTCATAGTAATCTGATCCCATCCTACAACAAGGTCGTAGAAAGAGTTCACGAAATCATCTGATCTTTTTTGGCTATGAGTGGATGCATGCACGTTAAACCATGTAATAGCCCTCATCTCATAAATATAATCCGGAAGCTTATCCATTCTAAGACTATTGCTATTAGGTGCAACGAAACTAGTAAGATGTTCCAATCCCCTTCCAGACATATTATCATCATTCCAACCCGTCCTCCTTTCTCCACTTACCCAGTCATTTAAAAAAACAAAATCAGTAATGTTAGGATTTATCTTATCTACCTCGAAAAAAGGAAGGGTATTTATATCAAAATAATTCCACATATCAGAAGGACCAGGAGACATTCTCAACGAAGTTAATTTAGGAAGATCATTAAACTCCTTTATATACCTATCCAAATAACATGAAGACAATTCAAGGGTTTGAAGTTTTTTCATATTCTTTATATTCCTTATCCCGCTAGATTCTATATCCCTAAGATCAAGCGTATTAAAAATACCTAAATAATACACCTCAGTCTTACTAGTTATAGCCTCAGGCATTTCAGTCATTCTTTGCCCTACATTTGAAAGCTCTATATAAATTAATTTATTAGATCTCGACAATTTATCTACCGATATGCCATCATTAACATACATCGTATGCGATACGACCAAAAATTCAAGACCCGGAATATCTATGATCGGGAAAGCCGTCATCTTACAAACTTGAATATTGGCATAATAAATATCACAAGTAAAATCTATCGATACAGCCCGTTGTACGTCCCTCCTCCCATCAGCGTAAGCATGATTATCCACAGGTACGTATTGCGATCCATCCTCCTTCCTGAACCACCACGTAGTATTTGGATTTTTCATGTGTTGTATTGCCAAAGAACGGAATATAATACGATAATTATCCTTCCCTTGAACCTTGGTCATAGGAAACTGCTCCTTTATTCCATCCCCCCAATCCACATTAGCCATACCGGGCTTTCTGGATCTAAACTCAACATACGTATTAAAAGGATTACCAACGACAGGATCGGGTACATAATTATAATCATCGGTATAATAATTTCTAAGTGCCCTGTCCCATGTAGTGAACCACACGAACTTATTTGATGAAGCCCCATATTTATATAATGTCTTAGCCATTACCTATCTTGTTAAAATATTCTACAATAACATTCCTGTCCAATCCCATAGAATCACATAAATATTCCCCTTCAGGTTGACCCCCAAACGATAATACCTTATCCGTATCATGAGCTAAAACATCTCCATTGCCTACAAAGGTACGCCCATCGTCAAATACGATAAGCTTATATGGCTTATATGACCTCGTGTCAATATCAGAAGATCGTATTGACCTTAACACAGAAGCCTCTGGCGCCATACTAAACCTCCATCTATAATTATTCATAAGCACATAAACCATCTCCATAGGAGTCGACGGAGAGCCATTAGACTGACCCTTTATAAAACCAGAAGGTGCCTGTAATACGCCACTAGGTCTTTTATCAACAGGACTGGAAGCCGAATACATAGTTAAATACAATCCATAAAACTGATTCCTTTCGCCATCAGAAGCAGAGGAGGACATAGTGAGATAATTAAACCCCATTACCTTATCATATAATGTTGATATAAACGTATCACATCGACTTTGGGTTGACACGCAGAAATGCATATAAAAGCTATTCATAGACCTCATCTCATATATATAATCCGGTAGATTACTTACATCTATATTACTATAACTACGTGAAGCGTCGAGACTCTCAATGTTTTCCAACCCCTTACCACTCATATACGGATGCCAACTTACAACGGATCCATACCATCTGTTTATATGACTGAAAATTTTTAAACTAGAATTTATCCTATCCACCTCATCCATAGCCGGGCATGTATTAGGATCAAACGATGGCATAGCCACTCCCTGGGATATATATAATTCTCTTAGCTTGCTAAAAGACAGCCATTCCCTTGGATATACCCTAACCCTTCCACCAGCTAAATGCAATATCTCCAAATTAGGCCACATGGAAGGGAATTTCCTTATATTGGAAGCTTCGGTATCACTAAAGTCAATAGACCTGGACAAATTCAGACCTTTCAATTTAGTTAGTCTATTCCAATCCTCCGGGATGGACGTCAACGTATCCACACCAAACTCACTTAATGTTATACGCTCTATATTTACCGATCTCATTATCCTATCCTTTGGTATATCTGTTATGGTACGATCCCCAGGAATACTTATAATTATATCGATAAGGCTAGGCATATCAAGTATAGGGAAACCTACCATCATAATCCTATAGGATTCCATCTTCGTAACATCATTGGTAAAAGACATGGATATCACACGCTCCTTATCCATGCCATCATCATAAGCATGATTGGGGACGGGAACATACTCGCTCCCATCTTCCTTATAAAACCACCATGGATGGCTATCCGGATTCTTACAATAACTTATATCCCTTCTCCTAAACATCAACCTATATTGACCATATATAGATCCACTCCTATCCTTTACAAAAGGGAATTGCTCTTTATTCCCATCTCCCCAATCAACCTCGCACATGCCAGGAGCATTAGAATAAAATCCTATAATCTCATTATAATTATTACCATCCAATATAGGATCAGGCACATCATCAGTAGTATCATTCCTGTTAACTCCCCTAAAAGCGTATTTGCCTTTAGTAAAAAAGGTTATAGACCCTTTATTCGTATCCTTACATATCAACTTCATACCTCTCCCTCCTCTATTCTCCTGAAATACTCGACAACCGGTGAGCTGTCCAATCCCAGATCGTTACAGATATCCATAGCCTCGTATTTGTCGGCGAAATTATACTTACTCATATTATCATCCAATACGTCTCCGCTAAATACTGATACATGCCCATCCTTTACGCCAAGGACGAACGGGGCGATCCTAGTCTTCCCCGCCCGCCTTGCCCTCGTAAGGGCGGCCTTGGAGGCTGGCGCCGGGGCCAAGACCCATGTCTGCCCGTAGTTGTTGGTAAGTACATACACCTTCTCCATAGGCGTCGTAGGATTACCATTACTAACCCCCTTGACAAACCCATTAGGAGCCTGATAAACGCCAGATGGTCTCTTATTAGTAGGAGCTGAGGCAATATATAAATCTAAGGTAAGTTTATAAAACTGATTCCTGTTACCGTCAGAAGCCGTCTGCGACATCGTTATATAACTCCACGACATTATCTTATCATAAAACGTGTTAACGAACGTATCAGCCCTCTCCTGCGTATTTATAAATATACCATCATACAAAGTCCATATCCTAAATTCCCTTACCTCATACAACCAATCCGGAAGATCATCTACCGGCACCGTGCCTGAATTACAATACATGCCCTGAATCTTATTCAACTTACCTCCTACCAGATCTTGTTTCCATGAGCTACCTCTACCCATAAAGGTAACGCCTGTCTTATCATCTCCAACCTTATCCACCTCATCAAATACAGGTATATTATTCCGATTGCTTATAATGCTTATATTTTTTGCCGGGATAGAATTAAAAGCCGGATCATAAGAAGGAATATTACACCAGTTGAAGTTAAAAATAGTAAGATTCTTCCATTCAGAGAATCTTCTCCAATTAGAATCAGGATCATCCCCAAAGTTAAAAACGCTATTGCATCCGAAATACCTCAGATTTTTCATATTTAAAAAACCTTCTGGCCAATTACTCCATACACCAGAATGAATAAGAGATCCCATCTGTATATTACGAAGATTAACGCTCTTGCTTATCCTGTCATATGGGATATCACCATTTTTTAAAACGGATCTAACCACAGCAAAATAAGTTATATCAGGAAGATTAGCTATAGGGAACTCATGAAGGACAATACCATCCATATTAAATTCCCCATCAATTACGTTAGAGAACCTCATCGTAACCTCTCTACGCCTGATATCGCTATACTTATGTGGAGGGACCGGTATGTATTGTGAACCATCCTCTTTCTTATGCCACCATACGGTATCATCCGGATTCTTCTTATACTCAATGTCAAGAGACCTGAATACAATCCTATAACTACCATCAGATATCTTAACTAAAGGATATTGATCCTTTGTCCCGTCCCCCCAATCAACATCCACGAATCCCGGTTTAGATGTCGAGAACCTAAGACTTCTATTAAAAGCATCCGCTGATATTATCGGATCGGGTATATAATCAGCGCCCTTACCATCATAACAAGGGAACCTGTCCTCATTCACTATAAACGTGACATAGGACGCTACCGTGTCGTATCCTACCAAAAAAGCCATACCATTAATTTATTGAGGTTATATCATAAGACACCCATTCCTTATATCCATTAACCATCTCATATACTTTGTTGATGGTCTTACATACGACAGCGAATCCGATATCCACGTTAGGGAACTTCTCGTTAAGCTCATCAATAGTAAGTTCCCTGACAATACTCTCATCCCATTTCCTCATCT